GCATGCCATGGTTAAGGGTGATGCCTACGAAACACCATGGAGCGAAGAAGACATAGAGATTAAAAAGAAGACATGGGGCGAAGATAGTATAAAGTTCAAGACTGAATATCTATGCGAATTCATTGAAGAGTCCGGTCAGTTCTTTATATCTAATGATTTTACATTCTACAAACTCAAGCACTTTGTACGCAATCCAAAAGAACTCAAAGGTGACACATTTATCACAGTTGATTTGGCTAGGCGACACAATTCTGTGGTTATCGCACTTTGGGAAGCCGCCAAGAAGGGCGATATGGATGTGCTATTACTCAGAGATCTCAAAGAAATAAGACCTCCGAAGGGTGGGATTGACCCGAGAAAGCTCAGAGGTGAGTTGATAAACTATGGAATGTTTTACAAAGCGCGTGGCATAGTTCTTGATGCAACTGGTTCTGGGACCGATTTTGTTTCGGATCTCAAGCATGATGCACGTACTGCTGAATATTCGGTTAAAATAATCCCATTCATATTTGATATTAATAAAGCAGCCCAGTATTCGATGTATAAAATGAAACTCATTAGTGGTGAAATTCTAATACCGAAGCCTTCATCAATGACGAGGGCACACGAACGTAGAATTATGGATCGATGCATGGAGCAACACTTTAATATATCCTATTCCTTTGCCAAGGATTTAAAACACGTTCTCATTAGGAGCGAGAAGCACAGACACGACGATTTTCCAGACTGCATGTGCATGGCCCCCCTTCTCATGGGTAAGGTGAAGCACACGACAACTGTTCTTGGTGCAAAGAGGGATAAATCTTTTATTCCAGATAAGAATGAGGCTTTTCATTCGCATTATGCTCAAGACTACTCAAATGATTTCGACAAAGAGAAATATGGAGGTGGCATAGGTGGTCAGTACTGAGGCACAAATAAAACTTGCAATTGTCTCATCGTACATGATAGATAAAAAGGTGCCACTTGATTCACTGGCCGAGAGGCTTAGAGATAACTTCGGTGTCGATCTCTCTGATAGACAGATAGCAGCTATCTTCGCTTACTGGAGGAAGCTAGGTGCTAACATTAAGAAGGAGAGATATAACTATCGCGAGTCTGGATACACTAGAGCAAGGGCAATATACACAATTGATGCGAAAAGTATAAAAAGGTTGTTGGACACTTTATATGAGGTGCTATTGACTTCTGAGCCCTCAAGGTAGTTGCTCTTTATATAACTTTCGAGGAGAAATGGCCATGGCAGTACAAGCGCAAAGTAAAAGAACAATGGGGCCCGGTGTCCCTAAGGGTGAATTAACTGGTTTCGAGTTAATTTACGAGTTTGAAAAAGGAGCCCCACATATAGGTGATTATAAATTTTATCGAAAGACCTATCTATCTGATCCTGTTGTGCAGACCAACATTAATATACCTTGCCGTTACGCATTCAAAAATGGTTGGTATGTCGAAGGCCTTGATCAAGATGCCAAAGATATTGTTGTCAAATATCTTGAAAAGGTTGGTTTCAACCAAAAAGGCTACATATGGCTTAAAGACGCAAAGATTTTTGGTATGGGCTATTTTGAATATACAAAGGAGCAACTGTATATCAGGAACCCTGACACAATGTTCGTAAAACTAGATATGAAAGGACGCATCGTGGGCTGGGAACAGAGAAGTGCATATCAACTGGAACCAATTATGTTTGAAGCACATGAAATTATATACTTTGCGAACAACCCATTTTCGGATTCTATCTATGGTATTTCTGATATTGAATCTGTTCGTTATGTGATTAGATTTTTAAAAGACCAAGCTGAGAGAGATGTCGGTGCTATGCTCAACAAGTATGTCGGTGAGCGTTATCTTGTAAGAGGAGGCACAGAAACGGATCCCTTTGATACCCCAGAATTAAATGACTTACGTACATATTTTACTCATCTCAAATTCGGTGAAGATGTAATAACAGCGGGCAACGTTAAGGTTGATTCATCACGAAGTACCAACCATGCATTTGATTTCAGAGCATATCTCGACTATATTTTGATGATTCTTGCTATTGGTATGAATGTGCCAATTATTTTCTGGGAAGGAAGAAATTCTACCAACGCTACCGCTGAGGTTCAGCTTAAGGTATTTGAGTCATACATTAAGTTCATACAAACACAGGTAGAAGATGCATTGAACACGCAATTGATTCCGAATCTGATGCGCGATTTTGCGAATACGGGATTAAAGCTGGAACACTTTCCACAAATCAAATTCCACGAAGTTAGCTTAGATGATGTATTCATGCAAGCAAAGACTGACTTGATATACTTGCAATCAAAAGTTTTGGGTGCAGAAGAAGTAAGAGCAAGACAGGGTCTTGACCTTCGCTATGGTCCTGAGAAAGCACCCAATGAAAAAGGTACGAATATCGTTGGGCAGACTGGAAAGCCAGATGCTGAGAAAGAGATTAATAAATCTACACAGGCTAAGCTCGGTCAAGAGATGACAGAAGCAATAGCTGGTGTGCACGTCGTGGATATGATTAAGGAGTCTGAGTAAATGAAGCGTGTAGAACTTAGTACAATAAACGAGTGGCTGAATTGGGATAGTAATAAACCACATGCTATAGTTACTGTATTGCACTCAGGGAGATTCCCTCCATATGGGCGCGTACCCAAAGAAGAGATAGAGCAACTTATATCAAAGCTCGTCGGGCTCCCGGTCTATCTTGGTCATCAGGTTACGCCTGAAGATCGTATTGGTACTGTAGAAAAAGCGTGGCAGGAAACCGACAACCTTCTTGAGATTGCTAAAGCAAAGATTGACATAGATCCAGAATCACAGAGATATAAAAAACTCAAAGAACTCTGGGAAGCTGGAACATGTGACTCTGTTAGTTTGCAATTTAATTATACCGAACTTGGCTCAGGTGAATTGGCAGATATGACTGAAATAAAGCCGCTCGAACTAAGTGTTGTCGAGAAGGCAGTGTGCAAGGATTGCAAAATAGATACTGCCAAGTTTGGTGACAATGAAGATGAGGTGAAAGAAGTGTCTGAAGAAAAAGTTGATTATGATTTTAGTGATAAGGAGATTCGCTTACAACATATATCGTCTCTTGCCGACCAGAGATGGGAGGGAAAAGATGAGCACAGGCGCTTACAGATAAAGGGCATTGCTCTTAAACCTGGCATCTTCAATGACGTGGAATATGATTGGGATGCGCTAAAGAATTCCGCACCATCATTAATTGGTCAGACGATAAGCGTTGATCATAGTAAGTCTGTTCATGATGTGGTTGGTAAAGTTACAAATGCTTGGCCATCCGACAAGGAACAAACAATTTATTTTGAAGGATATATTGATCATGCGGGTGTTGCGGAAAAAATAAATCGTGGGTTGCTTGATGCAATTAGTCCCGAGGTAAAAAGCACACCTATCGAACGAAAATTCCCGCTTAAAGTCACCGATGTTTTATTCACAGGGATAAGCATCGTTGCTAGACCGGCCTGTAAAGGCTGCCGTCTTACAACAAAATCGGCTAATTATCTGAAGAAACTGCAAAATTATTATGAAGCCGGTGAACTAGAAACAAAAAACGCGCAACAAAACGAAAAGTATATAAAGGATAACCGTACTAATAGTTCAAGTACGGTAAGCACCGAGAATAATGAAGGAGGAAATACCGTGACCGATGAGAAAATTTTGAAAGAAGTTCAAAGCGAATTGGTAGAAGAGCCAGGCGCCGAGAATGCAGTTAAGACCGCTTCTGATCTTCCTAAAAAGGATACAGAAACCGTTCCTGTTAAGGATGAGGCAAAACCAGAAAAGAAGACCGAACTCTCCGAGGAAACAGAGGACGATGTGGAGATAGTAGAAGCCGAAGAGACAGAAGATGAGATGGACGAGACTTTTAAGCCGTTGCCACCGGGGCAGAATCGAAGAACTCTCTATAAGAAGTTACCAAATGGAAAACTTCTAAAGATTAGCTTCCCACGAAAGGCTGCAACGATACTTGTGAATGTTGATGGTTGGACAACGCGCCCACCGATAATAATCAAACCACCAAAGAATGGCTTAGTAGTTAAAAAACTGGAAGAAGAAGCAACAGGAGCCAACACAAAGTATTCTGAACTCGAAGCTGCACATACCGGCTTGCTCGCAGAAAATATCAATGTAAAAGAGCAGGAGCTTGGATATCAAGTGTCTGAGAATAGACTGGAAGATCTGAAGGGAAAGAGCCCAGAAGTTCTAACTGAGCTGTGGGCGTCCATAAAGGATGTAAAAGCACCCGCAAAGTTCGGTGAGGGACCAAAAGGCGAAACCACAGTGATTCCACATGGAGATGAATCCGGAGAGCAGAAAGATGAGAATCCTATGCTCGACGCTTACAACGATTTATAAAGGAGGATAAACAATGACTGAATTGCTATATGATACAGGACTTGTGAACGAAGATCACAAGTATGCTGCATATTGGGCTGCCATTGCCACACTCTACGACGGCGCAGGCGCTGTCAAGGATAAGGGCGACGGTACATGGACCTATTTACAAGGAACCCCAATCGAAATCGCAGCTCTAGCAAAGAATGAGCAAAGTGAGCCTTGCATCCAAATCCTCGGGTTTAACCCCGTAGGAACACCGAATGCTTGCTTGCTGAGTGAAGTACACGTTACAGTCCTTGGTGGGGTAATCACTGCGATTGCCGATATCAATGGGCGCGTAATGACCGAGGGAACAGCATTTTCAAGCCTAGTTATTGCGGCAGATGATCTGACGCCAACGGGCGGGGGATTTTACTACCTAGTGTAGTTGAGGTGATTTAAATGGCTACGGTAAAAGGTATGAAAACAGTATCGGATCTCGATCAAGAGAGACTCTGGACTGAAATGAAGAGAATGACGCTGCAAATCGGCGTCGCAGAGCCTAAGTACACTTTCAAAAAGTTGTTCACAAGGCCAGTTAGCTCGCAGAAAATTAGAGTGCCAAAAGAGTCGCACGTTAGACCACAGAAGCTTGAGGATGGCGCAACGCCTGACTACAAGAAGCTGATTGGCGAGTATATGTACTTCAACATCGATCTGGGCGAGTATGCTCTGGCAACAGGCATCACTCGAAACACCATTGAGGACTCAGACGAGGAAGAGGTTCGTTATCTAGCTGCAAGAACATTGAAAGGCATGAAGGACTTCCAAGAAGAGATGGTTGTTACCGAACTCGGGAATAACTATCTTGACGGGGCAGTTCCTGCTGACATGGTCCCACCGGACTATGGCTCAAATGGCTTCAATATAACGCACGACCACTTTGCAGCGGGACCAATAAGTCTTGCTACAATTGACACTGCCATCGCTAATATCGATGAGCATGGGCACGGTGCGAACACAATGCTTTGCAACCCAATGAATAAGCAAGATCTTCTGGATCTGCTTATCTCTGTTGACCTGACTGGTACGGCAAACAACTCGAATGCAGGTTTCTTCGATGAGAAGGGTACAATTGAGGGCAAGGATGCAGTAACAAGACTGAAAGGTCTGGCTGTTATCACAAACGCCTATGTTCCACAAGGGACATACTATGTATTCGACTCGAAAATCAGGCCAATCGCCTGGTACGAGAAGAGACCAATCACTGTCGAGAAAGACCCACGTGCTGGGTACGGAATCGCAGGGACATGGTATTCGAACAGATTTGGCGTGAAGCTGGTCTTCGGAACTGGTCTTGTACAAATATCTTAGATAACTAACTGAGATCAAATCGGGGGGCAACCCCCAACTTTTATTTTTTTTTTCGCAATCCTGAGAGATCATGGATTGAGGATATCAATCCTAAGAGATGACGAAGTAAGGAGGTAAGAATAATGTTACATGGAGAAGGACCAGATAAGAGGCCACGCCCAATTGCGGTTGTGGAGACAACGCCTGGTTCAAATATTTGGCTTTTGAGAACAGATGCTCAATTTACTGGGACTCTGGAAGTGAATTTGGATCCGGAAAATGATGGTGTTTATATTGGTGTTGGCTCAGATGTCGTTGGATTAACTGATGTCGGCGGCGAAAAGGGACTGAATATACACATTATTGACACACCAGTGGGTTTTGACGGCACTAATTATAAATTTTCATTGCAAGAGGATGCAACATTGCCCGGAGAAGGATTCAATGGTGCTGATACGATTGCAGCAGCAGAAACACAGCTTAACGGTGGCACACCACAAGCAATCAAACGAGGTGCGACGCTACAAGCCGACGATGATAATGATGAAACAGTATATATTGGCGTGTCGGGTGTTCTTGCAGGCAATGGTATAAGACTAGAGCCGGGAACTTCAGTGCCAGTCGATATTGATGACATCTCTAAGATATATGCAATCTGTGCAACTGGTGGGCAACTACTCAGATGGTTCGGGAGCTGATGACCGTGCCAGGAGAAGTTTTTCATGGCTACTATCATAAATGGCCACAACTCCCAGCTGATGTCGTATCCGAAGCACAACTAGCTGCGGCGATTCCTGAACCATCACCAGATCCACCGACCGAACCGGAGCAAGATGACACTTATTTTGACACCGAAGTTGGGACTCAATATTATTATGATGCGAACGAAAATAAATGGATAACAATTGCCCATATGTTTATGGAGATGTCTGGTAATTCTAACAATCTTTCAGCGGGCTCGTACTTCCATATCGGCACCGCGCCCGTTCAGCCAAACAATGGCTATCGCATGCCAAGAGATGCAATTGTTCTATCTATAGCTCTTAACCAAGCATCAATTCCAGCGACGGGCGTCGATGTGGATATAGAACACAGGGTTGCGGGTGAGAGTGCAATAAGCCTAACAGGTATATCAGTACATCCACCCTTTCCAATCACCGCAGTCACCACATCACCTCCATACACCTTTACTATTGTAGGAGATCAAACAACTCATTTCCCAAATGATGCTCATGTCATTAACTCCACTGGCAACGATGGTGATTATACTGTTATTTCCGCGGTATTTGGTGGTGTAAATACAGTAATTACTGTCAATGAAGTAATCCCAAGTGGAGTGGCAAATGGAGATATTTTTGGTCGTCATAATCCATATGGCACAGAGAGGCTCAGTCCCACCGATTTCCATGGGCTTACTATACCTCAAGGAAATCTATTGCAGGGACTTGTCGCACCTGGAAGTCCGAATTCCGCCAACTACCCAATTCTTCTGTTGGAAATTGCTTGGTATAAGGATGCATATCCAGATTACGCAGTCGTTGGTGGAACCCAAACGCCAGATGTGTTCTATATTGCTGGCGACCATACATCTGACTTTCCAGCAACTTCGAATGCGCGTACTATTCGATCTACTAGCAATGACGGCGATTACACAGTTGTATCGTCTGTTTACAATGCACCGAATACTGAAGTAACTGTGAACGAAGATATTCCAACCGCAACGTGGGATGGCGCACTTGTTGCACTGGGGGTGTAATAGATGGCTGAAGAAGTATTCAAGGTAAAAAATCCATCAACAACAAAGGATGTTTTGTTATCAAATTGGGGCTGGCTTGTTGGTGCCGAAAAAACTATAGAATTGGGCGACTACGACAAAGCAATTTTGGACACTGAGCTACAAGGTTATATCGCAGATGGGACACTCGTCCGTATTATAGAGGCTCTGGAAGTGCCAGTCAATAGGGCAAATCAGATGGCTTACAAGGACAATCGGACCATAACGGGAGAATATGTCGGTACTGGTGTCGCATTTGATATCGTAACCGGGTTTTCGCCGAGAAAGATGGAAATCGTCGATGAAGAGACGGGCGAGGTCGTTTTTAAAAATAAACGCCATGCTGCTTGGAAATGTCTTCTTCGCAAGAATTACGGCACGGATCAAGTTATGAAAGTCTACAAACTCACAGCCGATGGCGTTCAATTTGATACTGACAGGGCGATTATCGGATCGTCTAACTACGTGAACGAAAGTGGGAAGACGTATACGTATGTCATCTTGGGGTGATTTAAATGACACTTTATAAAGTAGATTGTGGCGATTGCCACGTAGAATATCGTACAGAAAACGATGAAACAGATTGCGAGCTATGCAATTCGACGAATATAACGAAGACAGTAGTAGGGTGAACTTAGAAATGTCAGAAGTAGTTCGGGATTCCTTTGATTCTTATACTGGTACTCCAGACGAGAGCAAGTGGGGTGATGTATATGCCCTTAGGTGATTTTTATTATGCCAATCTTATAGGAGTCGCGGGTATAGTTCCTCCGGCGTGTTCATTCGAAGACCAGTTTAATTATGTGGGGCCCGCCAACCCGACAAAATGGATAGTAGTCCAGGGGAATCCGACTGCGGATGGAACACAATTAACGCTTCATAAAGCCACTGGATATCCGTATGATGAGGATGTGATGTGGGCGCGTGACCCCATATCAGGAACTGAAATTAAGTTCGATTGTGATAAAGTTATTCTTGAAAGTAGGACGAGGTTCAGGGTAGACTCGGCCCAGGGACATATACAAGCTGTAGATATGTCAACCCTAGGACGATTTATAATAAACTCCAACTATGGTTCTGGAATACGCTTTCATACAAGTGATGGTACGTTATGGTCTTGTACCTATTGGGCGTGGCCTGATGATGATTATCACGATTTCAGAGTTGAATGGGATAGACTTTTACGGGTGTATAAGTGTTTCATGGATGACGTTTTGGTGGCCACTCATTCGCACGTCTTGGGAGACAAAGTTCCTGATTCAACTTTCAATCCACAACTTCAGTTACTTGGGAATTATATGGGTATAGAGAAGGATATGTATTTCGATTGGATTAAAGTTTGTCCAGTCGAATATCTATTTGAGGATCAGTTCAATTATGTTGGTATTCCTGACCCATCGAAATGGATAATAAATTCTGGTTCACCAACAGTGGATGGAACCCAACTAATACTTTATAAACCACCAACATCAGCCTCAGTGATAGCTGGTGATGCATCAACCGGAATCCAAAAACTATTCGATTATGACAAATACAACACGGAATTTAGAGCGCGGTTCAGGGTGGGCGCGGCAGAGGGAAGAGTATATTTGCCCGATTATGTCACAGGCCAATATATTCAAATGAAATCTAATTATGGCTCTGGAATTGCGTGCCAATCGTCGGATGGGTCGGGATATACGCGCACAGTGATTCCTTGGCCAGACGACAACTATCATGATTTCATTATTGAATGGAACCGAATCACGCGTGTTATCAAGTTTTACATGGACGACGTATTGAAAGCTACTCATTCAAATCCAAGTGAAAGTGTCCCAGACAGTACTTTTAATCCAGTCCTTTATGTAGGTGCCCCCTATATGGGAAGCCCGGAGGACCAATATGTAGATTGGATTATTGTTAAGGAGGTTCTATAATGCCACAACCTGGTTTTCATTGGTATGAAATTCCGAGCAAGGATGACCCCGTAGATGAACAGGTGCCTGATTTCTCGGGGGGAAGCGAACCCACAAAAGAATACCTTGTGAGCTTCGTTGGGTCCTGGCCAGAGAGCGTGGTTTGGTATCTGTTAGTCGAAGAAGTATTGACGGGGTTTACCGAGCTAACCGACGGTCAAGTGAGTGCGGCCGGAATGGAACCCAATCGAACAGTAACAGGAGGAGAATAAATGGCGCAACCCGGATTAACATGGTATGAGGTTCAAGCAATCGAAGGAGAGTTGGGGCCCAAACCAGACTTTGGCGATAATGCACCGACACAACCTGCTGTTGCGACTCAATGGGGGGCGGGCTCCTCTTCTACATTTGTGGTTCTCGCACAAGAGACACTACCCTTCCTGATTTTGACAGATGAAGAAGTGGAAGCCAAGGGAGTGGACCCCAATAGAACAATATCAGGGGTGACATAAGTGGGCGGAAGACCGTTCTGGGCCAATAGTGAACCAATAATCACGTACTTATTTGAGGACCAGTTTAATTATACAGGGCCGCCGGATCCAAGTAAATGGACAATATATATGGGTCTGGCGTCAGTCGATGGTTTGGAACTTGTTTTGCCGACAGTTCCATATCATAATCGTGTTATATCAATTCCAACATTTCTACACAAAGAAGTAGAATTTAGGAGTAATATTGCTCTTATTTCGTCGCCTATAACATGGGGCTATTGTGGATTTTTTACTATAGCACCAGTTCCTAACGGGGCTTGGCTTCGTAGAAACACCGATGGAAATATCTATCTCGCAACTGCTGGCCCCCATGGCAATGAACTCGTTGCGCTAGTACCACAACCGTCCGCGGCTTACCACACATATAAAGTTGCGTGTGAAGCATCACAAGCAGTTGCTTATGTCGATGATGTCCCCGCTGCTGTGGCCAACATTCACGTTCCAGATCAAGCTTGTCCTGTGTCTATCTTATTATTGAACGGTGTGTCAGTGCCATTAAAAGTAGATTGGGTGAGGGTGAAATAAATGTCTCAGCCGGGATTAAATTGGTATAAGTGCAATACGACGCTCGAAGAAGATGAAACCAAATTTAAGTATCCAGATTTTATACACTCTGAAATTTATTATGCCTTTATGTTTATCGACGGAATAAATTGGGGCATTCTGACTACAGAAGTGCTCGCCCTGCCAACATTGACAGATGTAGAGTGATGGGGAGACCGTTCTGGGCGACAGGAGGGGGCACTGCACCATCCCCATACCTCTTCGATGAAGAATTCGACTACGTGGGTGGCCCAGATCCAACTAAGTGGACTACTATAATTCATTCTACAGATTGTGGCAATTGCACAGTAGATGGTAACTATCTTCATATGCCAGGTGCAAAAACTGGTGGACCAACTTATGGAAGTATCTGGACGGACCACTTCTTTAGCCAAAAGACAGTTGAAATAAGGGCGGACTTTCTGATGCCGACGAATTCTTATGGTCACCAAATACTTATCTACACGGATGTAGGTAGTTTCATCCAACTCGGAAAGCCGAGTGCACCATCGACTCAACTATTATTCAGAACTTTTGATGGAAGCACCTTGTCTCAAAGTGCTATAAATGTGTCCTCTGGATTTCATGTATTCAAGGTAGTTTGGACACCAACATCCATACAGCTTTATCTCGATGGCGTGCCCGGTCCAATACATGCGGAGGCTATTACTGGAAATGCACGAATAATTATATATGGAATAACTACTCCAATACCATCCGGGGCGTGCCAGGGTCCAGTCTTATATGATTTTATGAGGGTGTATCTATGACATGGTACAAAATTCCCACTCAGTTACATGAGTATGATATAATAGGCGAAATAAACGTTACAGACTACGGTGAGTTCGTACCAACGACGGAGAGTTTTGCACGAGAAGTTAATCTGGGGGGAACGTTCTGGTATTACATGCTCACCAACGAAGCAATGCCCTTCGACGAACTTACAGACGAAGAAGTTGCAGCACAGGGGCTAGACCCAAATATGACATTATAAGGAAAGATCGAAAATGAACGAACAGGAGTTTCAGAACTTATATCAGCAGGGTAAGGCAGCCCTCGGATTGACATGGGGTGAGATAGCTGTGCGACTCGAAGAAGTCGAGGGCCAAGGATGGCGTCTCTATTTCTATGAAGAGATAGACGGCGAGCCGCAGCTTGAAACAGAGGAGGTATGGGAATCATGGCCGACGTGATAACGACCAAAGCTGATTTTGACGAGGGAATCTATATTGATACTATGTCCGAGGAAATCCCTGGCATCATCCCACCCGATTGTTTAACTCTTGGGGAGATTGGGCCCCTCTCTATGGGGACTCCCGCCAACATGATTCCAGGTGTTGGCCACTCTTGGAAAATCTATAAGGTAGCACAATCAATTACGTTGGACTCAAATTTAACAATTGATAGTGTGAATGTACGTTTTGCTAACGGTGGAACTGGTGATCCAATCCTTTATATGACTGTGGTCCCAGATATTGCTGGTGACCCAGACACATCGACTATTCTTGCGGAGAGTGATCATAGATCAGTTCTGCCCTGGGCTGAAGCCTTTCGCATATTTAATTTCCCTCCTGTTAGTTTAACACCAAATATATATTGGCTCGTACTTCAGGCCGAAGATGGAACGCCCCCAAACAATTTTAGGATTCTGAGGTCTGGCAAGCCATCATCGTATCCATTCGGGCACATGGCAGGATGGTCTAGCACGACACCATGGTGGTATCATCAAGCGACTACTGATATGAGGATTGTAGTAACATTCAGTGAAAATATATTTCATGCTTCTGGTAGTTGGAAAAGCGACGAGAGGGTGACGCCCCCCATATCAAGAGTTGCTAATTATGTCTTTGATATTGTGGCAGGGTCTGGTGATGTGGATAACTATATTAGTAAAGTTGATATAGTTCGTACCTCTGACATGACTGTGGTCGGGACTTATTTAACACCAATTCGTGATGATATCACACTCACACCTGCGGATTTTGGAATAACTGAAAGGCCAACTTTTGATTGGCTTTTTGATGTGTACCTAATTGGTGACACTACTACAAGCATTCAACTTAATTCCATAACAACAGATTTTGTTGCAACAAGTCTTTATAATGCGGTGTTGCTCGATTTCAAACGAGCAATAGTAGCCGAATATCCGGAATTTAACGTTGAGATTGCCGGAACCGATGTCCCAAAACGCGATGCGCTTCAACCTTATATTTATATTATACCAATTAACATTAATACAGAATTCAATCCTATTGGACACAAGACAAATGCAGGTCATGGCGAAGGTCAAATATGGGGATTTAAAGTTTCAGTCATTGCACGACGTAATGTTTTCGTGCGTGGAAGAAGCGAATCGGAAATGTTACGCAATATTGGTGAATTGATGTATAAATTCTTTCGAAATACGGAAGAAAATCTGCGCACCGTATTCCTGGAAACTTATGAATACATTCGATATTTCCATGTTGGTAATTTGAGTAGTATTGTCTATGCCCCAAAAACAGAGGAATCTAGGATTGATCTCGATGTGCGTATAGAATTTAACAAGACACGACCTGTAGCTCCAACACCTCCACCATCACCATACCTCTTTTATGAACCGTTCGATTATGAAGGACCACCAGATCCAACTAAGTGGCCAATGGTAAATAATTCATCGGACTGTGGAGATTGCGAAGTCGATGGCGACCACCTTCGTATGCCAGGCATAGAAACTCAAAGTCATGGGACATTTGGAAACATCTGGACAGACTTCTTCTTTAGCCAAAAAGAAGTCGAAGTAAGGGCGGACTTTCTGATGCCAACGGATTCTTCTGGAATATTCATCGACATCTTTATAAACGATGATAATTGGATTCGAATTATCAAGCCCGTTTTAGTATCGACTGTCGTATCATTTCAAACGAGACAAGGTGGTGGCCTAATACAATCTAGTTTTGTGACTGTCTCTGCTGGATTCCATGTATTCAAGATAAGTTGGACGTCTGAACATGTGGGGTGTTTTGTTGATGGCGGCGCAGGTCCAATACATACGACGGCCATTACTGGAAATGCACAAATAGGTCTATATGGGATAGAGGGCCCGAAACCGTCTGGGACATGTGCGGGCCCGATATTATACGACTATGTGAAGGTGTATCGATGAATGAGCAGGAGTTCCAAAATTTGGTTGAAGAGGGCAAGACCGCCCTCGGATTAACGTGGGACGATTTAGCCGTGCGTATCGAAGAAGTCACTCAAGGGACAATAGGATGGTTAGGCCCGGCAATATCACCATATGACTACTTCACACCAGGTAAGTTTTACCTTCTAGTAGATGACAGGGCGACAGCCTCGGGGTCGATTGATTCGGTGCAAATCCATCTAGGGAATCCTAGTTGGTTCCCTGAAACGATTGCTTATATCGCAACCTATCGCGACTCAGGAACACCAGGAGTTGTTACAAGGGTCAATCCAGCATCGGTGCCACCATATATTACAATACCCTTTAGAAGCTCGGTAGGAGATTTGTTATCACTTCCATTATCAAAAACACTAGACGTTGAACTTGGCGATTATATCGGAATAGTCTCTCATCACTGGGGTCTGAGCGGAAATAGTCCACCATCTGATCATCCTTCAAAGGATGCTGGCAACATGTTCACCCCCCCACCAGCAGTTGATATTAGTTTATACTCAAGTTCGGGACCAGTCGTGGGTATGACCATTGCAGTACCGCCTGATCAATGGCGCCTTTATTTCTATGAAGTTATAGATGGTGTGATACAATACGGGACTGAGGAGGTGTGGGAATCATGGCTGACATAATCTCGAAAAAAGCCGATTACGATGCGGGAACATATGACGATACAATGTCAGAAGAGGTGCCCGGAATCATACCACCTGATTGCTTAAGTTTGGCAGTGACTAGCGAAGCATCCTTCTCCACAGATGACCCACCTTTAGTTGGTGCACCATTGGTAGAAGTACCAAGTATCGACAATCTTGAAGCTGGACAATCATTCCTTGTAACTACTCCACTATCAGTTTTTGCAATTGAAGCTTATTTTACTACTTTGGGTGAAGTGTCTGGCGATCCAGTTATGTATGTAACGATAGTCGCAGATGATGCTGGCAATCCTGATACTACTATTATTGCAGAGAGCGTTCACCGAACGATTCCCATAGAGGAGGGAACAATAGGTTGGAAGGGGCCAGCGCCTAGTGGGTCCGCTGCATTCTTCTCAAATCAAACTATTATCAACATTCAAGACTTTGCAACGCACGACGGGACGATTGATGAAGTCACTTTCGAAATGCACAGCGAACCCGCCGGGGCGGGAATCGTTGCCATATATCGAAATATTGGCGGAACCCAATATCAGAAAATAGACGAGGCGGCCATCGATGTGCCACCAGGATCTGGTATTCACACCGTATCTTTATCAAAAACGCTTTCGGTGTTAGTTGGCGATGCAATTGCCTTCTACACGCCAACTCTAGGTCTTATGTCACAACATACTGGACACCCGGGCGCTGTCCATGCAGGAAGTCCTCCGGCCATCTTTGACGCTTCAAGCTCCGGAAACGGGCCTGTTGTTGGGGCAGACATTACTACAGTCGTCCCCGAAACATTTAGTTTCACGACCCCTGCTTCATTGGCTCCTGGCACATATTGGGCCGTGTTTCAGTCCGAATCCGGAACTCCTGGGGGCAATTTAAGAAGTATAAGAACAAGAACACCCTCAGCATATACAGGTGGTCATCTTGCTTTTAGAACAAATACGGACCCTTCGTGGTTTCATTACCCCAATCACGATTTAACTATTATCGTACATGTGACTGCTTTCTACGACTTTGGTAGCTGGAGGAGCAATCTGCGCGACACACCAGCTGCGGTAGAAGTTATTAACTATGATTTTGATATAAACATAGGAAGTGGCGACGCCAATAATTATATAAACAAAATCGATATAATTCGCGCTGAAGATATGGTTGTAGTTGGCAGTTATACAATACCAATCGAAGTGAGCACACTTCTTACTCCTACCGACTTTGGAATGACAGAAATTCCAAATTTCAACTGGTATTTCGATGTGAGTATCATCGGTGATATGACGAAAAGTATTCAGCTTAACTCGATAACAACTAATTATGAACCGATGGGTCTCTATAATGCAGTGTTGCTTGATCTCAAACGTGCAGTTGAAGCTGAATTTCCGGGGTTCAATATTGAAGTTGCAGGAAATACCGTGCCAAAACGTGACGAGGATCAACCATATATCTATATTGTACCACTCAATATCGTAACTACTTTCAACCCAATTGGGCACGAAGTTGCAATAGGACACGGTGAAGGCCAGTCATGGAATTTTATTATTGCAATAATAGCCAGACGTGATATCTTTATGAATGGGGAGAGCGGAGCAGAAATGATTCGTACAATCAGTGAGCATGTCTACGAATTTCTCAGAAATGCCGAAGAAGATTTAGACAAGATTTTTCTCGAAGTAGAACACAATATACGTTATCTTTCTGTAGGTAACTTGACAGGGACGCTCTACGATTCAGATACGGAAGAATATAGAATAGATGTTGATTTCAGTGTGGAATTTAATATTACGAGATAATCAGAGGAGGTTAAATAATGAATGGTGATGATCAAAAGTTCTTTACGAAGCTCTTTGTAGACCAAGCTAAGATTCTTGGTCGCTTGGAAATAGGACAAGAAGCCCTTAAAGAAGATGTTGTCGAAGTAAAGGACAATGTTAAGAAAATGAAGAAGAAGATTGAAGACGAATGCATGCCAAAAACCCAAGTTGAAGAATTTGTTGGTTCTGCTTTGTCCAATCATTATATCAAGGAGCACGATCCAGAAAAACGTCTCGGTCATGCACTATTAACCAATAAGGAAAAGATTTGGAGAGTTGGACTTATTGTACTTTCTATTTTCCTTACTTTATTGGGTGTTAGTGCAGCCGCAGGGGGTTTTTGAGGAGGTTTAAAAATGTATGAATCTTTAATAGTAGCAATAATCATCGCAATTATTGGCGGTGTTCTGAACATATTATACGAGAAAATGTATGCAGACAAAAACTTTGCATTAACAAAACAACTATTGCTAAATAGACTTGGGACAGCGGCTGTAGCTGGTGCTCTCGTATTCTATGGACTTGCGGATGCAGCCACCACAAACTTTGATGTTGTTGCATTGGCTCAGAATTTTGGACTAACCAAAGTAGCAGATTTCATTGCTTATGGCGTGCCATTTGTTGCCAGTGGTTACTTTGCTGATGACGTAATCGATGTCGCAGTAAAGAAAATCAAAAGTAATATAAAGGAGAAACTCCATGGTGATAAGATATAGGTGATAAAAATGGAAGCAGAAATTCAAATAGATGATGTGTATAGCTTCTTTTCGTGGCAATTTCATGCCGACAGCTTACAGACTCTCGATGTAAATGCCGTGCCTCAGTTCGCAGTTGGTTCAGGAACGTGGACGCTAATAAATGCACAGAGTGAACTAGCAACCGAAAATGATGGCAATTTTGTTGGTGCTTCGGGTGATTCGCCTGGGTTCTATGGCTTTGTTGGAACTCTATTTGAACTCGCCTATCCAACGGGGTTATATCAAAAGATGCAGCTCGATTATCAGATCGAATACTATACTGAAGATGGAACTGGTGGTTATGCACGGCTCTATATATACAATGCGACAACTGGTTTATGGGAAGAACTGGGCACACAAACATATCCAAATTCACCAGGCTTCTTAATCAATCAAATTATATTCAGTCCAAGTGAAGACCTGAGAATTAATTATACATTCGGTGGAAAGCTTTATATACTTGCATTTAACCCAGAAGCTTCAACACCAGGTGCGACACCGGATACAAACCATTTGAACTTTGAATATTTCAAGGCAACATTTGATAGCGTTGATGTAGACTCAACACAGGCTTTTATTGCTGCGACGGCCAACAAAGTTCGCGTGATCACAGGTTTCAAAGATGAAGATGTGCTTCCAGAAAGTGACATTCTTACAATCATCGACGTTGCAATGGATGATATTATAACAAGAATAGATGACGATCTTTCGCTTCTTAATGCATATCATATCAAAGCAGTATTATACTTTGCCTGCTATCTTGTAATGGTTGCGGTTTATGGGCCTGGAATCAAATCGTATAGGCAAGACAAGAACTATGTAACGTTTGGTGATCCGTATGCGCAGAAGAGAGGTTCATGGTTCTTACAACAGTATGAAGATGCTATAAGAAAATCAGGGCTAATCATCACAAAAAGCGAGTACGACTTACGCAATTATTTCCCACCTGAGGATTACCCGATAGAAGACATGAAACAGGAGCCAGATACATATGACAGTCCCGCTTTCTCAAATAGTTAGGTCATTTCTGACCATGGATTGTGCCGATTGGTTCATTTGGAGAATTGTAGGTGAACCAGTGAGGAGTGAGTTAGATAGTCCTATCGCACCACCTATAACCGCTGATGTTAAGTTCGCTGCTAATCTTGTCATTGATAATGTCGATGACAAATATGAGATAGATGCACGAAGATCACGAAGTTCGCCGGGAACAATAACTTTACACGCAGACCCGAGAATACCAAAGCGGAATTCTGAGAGAGCATTCACGGCTGGCGATGAAGTGTTTCGCTACGGGAGCACAACATTTAAATACGATGACACCATATATATACCAGCAGCCGCACAAAACATTGAAATAATCGTTAGTTATAACAATGTCCGCGACATATTGCTAGGCAGTGACTTTACCTATGATACAATATCTGGTCTAGTAACTATTACTAAAGTTATACCAGACAACTCAGTTATTGCGTGCAGTTATTGGTATGATAAGTACTATATAGAGGATATTAATAACTATGGTCGTGCTTACGTTGAGTTGATTCTTAATAAAGTCTCAAAGACATAGAGGTATAGATAATGGCAGCGCCACCACATTATGGAAGTTATGGGTATTGGAACCAGACCGCAAAGCACAAAAAATATTTTTCAATATTAACAGTGCATAGAGCACCCCAAACACAAATTCGTGTCGTGGCTAATCCAAGAGATCTTCGATCGATGGGTCAACTATTTAATAAAATGTCGCAAAGATACGTTGATATTGTATGGAAAATCTGGGCGAATGCTGTCCCCGAATTATACAAAGAAGCTGGTAGACTAGCATATGCATCTGGTGTTCCATGGGAAGTTGTGGGACCATTTGCCAAACCTACAGTTGTTCCAGCTTCAGCAATGAAAGTGGGCCCTGATGTCATGGGGGGTGCGAGTGCTTTTGGTGGTCCTACTCGAATAGGGCTCCCAGTTACAGGCTCACAAGCTCAAATGGTAGGGCAGAAATGGCCTTATCAAACGAAACCCGGAAAAGCTCCAATAGGATTTGGATTTAAAACGCCTGGTATAATGGGTGATATATTTACGACTGTTAAATATAATTACATGAGTGGTAAATATCAAACTGCTGGGAAACCAAATGCCCCAACATGGGCTATACCACAAGCACCTGCCCCAGGACATCCATGGGGGGCTTCACCTTGGATGAATGAAAGAACATGGGCGGTGCATGGTGGTGCTCAATACCCACCCGAGAGATGGCTATGGCGTGAAGAACTTGGACTGGCAGGAAAGCAAACGGCAGGTGCAGTTGTGAGAGCAATGGAAAACATCCCACCAACAGCAATTTGGCCAGCACCACCATATACAGCATATCGTAGAAGTGGTTATGTGATAGCTCAAGGCAAGAAGATTGGGATTCATTGGATTCCTCCATCAAATCTTGGCATGACTAGAGAAATTAAAGACAATCTTGAAAACAGTGCTTGGGATGAAGACACGCAATTCCTACCAGGGCCTGGTATCATGCCTAAGTTCTTCTTGAAAGCCGCAACTGTTTTGACAGGTCAAAGAGTTGCACATAGATGCGTCTTGACACTCGCTAAATTATACCAACAAATGGGCGATCACGATCGACGCATGTTCAGCGGGGCACTGAAACAAATGCCAATGACTTCATTGGTTAAATTCGAGAAACTTCCACCTCAAGATACAGGTTGGATAGCAGAACTATCCAATAAATAATAAATACATTTAAAGGAGTGATTAAAATGGCAGATTATTTAAGTGGTACAACAACAAAACTATTTTTCGCTGGCCTCGAAGTCGGTGAAGTAACTGGTTTCACCAAGGAGCCAACAATAACATGGTCTGAAAATGATTTCATGGGCACACCAGTTGGCAAATGTTTGCTCTGGCTCTTGGTTATACATACTATAATACAACCGATGATATCGAGAGTTTTCAGAGTGGGGACGCGAATCCAGATATTCTTTGGAGAAAAATTGAATATTTTGATTTGCCCTATAACGATACCAGCCCTATGTCTATTGATACAGGAGCATTGCCTGTAGAGGTAGCACGATTCATTGGGAGAATGCCTGAGCTTGAGCATGTTAAGCTTCGTATGAGAGATGGCGGGGGCATTACGGGTATATTGACATTTCAAATTATTGGCAGTGTATCGGGCGTAATAGCTTCCGTGAATTATGATACAGCTGGTCTTACTGGGAGTTTCGCATGGATAACTCTTGCACCGACGACTTCCGACGTTGTTCTCGAAGAGGAATGCACAATAAGTTTGGTTGGTACGACGGGCTCGGGAACACTAGATGTATCCAAAAGCCTTAAATACAGTGCCACACCTAATATAAGGGGAGCATTCGTAGCAGGATTCAAATCAAATGCTTTCGATGAAGGATTTGAAATAAGAGTCTATCATGCTGGACTCGAAGGAGAACTTAAGTATATCGAGAAGTTCACTGGTGTAATATTCCATAGAAGTGGGATAGAAATAGCACCAAATGAACTGACATCGAGTTCGCTCGAATGGTACGCTTCAGGATATCTAATATATAAAACTTAACTAAGGAGTGATGAAAAATGGGCAAATATTTGAAAGGCACAGAAACGTGGGCCTATATAAGGCTTATGAACGACGAATATGGGATTCTAGTTAAAGATGATCTCAGTGTACGCTCCGTTTTTGATGATACAGGAACATGGAAAATGTACGACAAGGATGGCAACGAGGACACATCTGGTGTTCCAATACAAGGAGATATACCAGGTCTCATCTTTATTAACCCAGCAGTCAATGGGCTAACAGGTTGGGCCTCGAACCCATCACTGGAACCTATTCTCGAGGTTAGTGATCTAGGACCAGATCTCGGAATACAGTGGGATGAATTTGATGCTATCGGCACAGTTTCCAAACAGTATATCCCGATACGGAAAGAACTGACTCTGAGTTTTACTCAGAAAGCAGCCGACGCAAAATGGGAAGTTATGCTTTTTGGTGATTACCAAGGGAACTTTGGTCATCATGGTGTGCATCTTGATGGAACAACACCCAAACTATACTGCTTCGAGGGCAAGAACGCAATTGGCAGTGATATTGGATTCCAAGCGAACATTGTTCTGGGGCAGCAAAGTTCTGGAAACTGGGTTGTTCTCAGAGTGATGAATATGATTCTGCACTCATGTGGTATGGAAATTGCTCCTGCTGCAATAACAAACAGAACCATTGAATTCATGGGCAATCATGGCTATCTTTATGCTGTTGCTGATCCATTTGATCCTGCAAACCTAGAGTGGACACCATCCGTTGGTGCGATAGCATAAACTGCTTAAAACAAACTAATGCGAGGCTTTTGCCTCGCCCTTTATTTTTTTCATTTGTGACCTCGATTCTACTAAAGGAGTGATAAAATGTCAGAACCGAATATTGAAACCGTGGATAAGATGAATTCTAACGAGAATAATGTCGAGAATGTCGAAGCCGATTGGGATAGTATTATTGAAGATGCCAAAATAGTAAAGAGTATTACTCTCACATGGGATGGCAAACCTTTAACAGTCTTCTTCAAAGAACTGATTGGTGCCGAAGACATGGAAATAGATAAGAGAATTGGTAACGATGAAGGTCGTATAATTCTTGAGAAAACATACATGATGATTTTGAAAGCTAACAAGGGCGACGATTCACCAAGTGATATGACCCGTCCTAAATGGGATAATCTCCCTGCTAGACTGAGAAATCTAATTTGTTTCAAAGTCATTGCTGAAAATCTTGCGGGGATGAAGCCCGAGGATTTTCAGAATTTGCCCGTAGTCCCAGAGCGAAGTTCTTAAGCAAACTCATGGAAGATCACGGGCTTACGTTCGAAGATCTGTCAAAAATGACACGCTCACAAAAGCGTTTTCTTTATGTGACAAAAGCCGAACGTATATCCGACGAACACGAAGAACTCAAAAAAATTGAACAAGAACGAAAAAAGAGTTCCCCCAAAAGGTCAAGAAAACCACTTAGAAGGCCAAGATAATGCCAGCAGGAGGATTGATGATGGGTAGGGCCGCAGGAGGCGGCCGTGGTGCGCATATTTATTTTTTAGCAGCGCTCATCGATGGTGTTACACCAAGTCTGGCTGCAATGGGCAAGAATTTTCAAGCATTCGAAAGAACTATGATTGGTCGTTCTGCTTATATACACGCAGCACTGACTGGTGTAAGTAAAGCATTGCAGGCTGGCGAAGCTCTTGCTATGGCAACAGTTGCTGCTGTTGCTATACTTGGTGCGGGTTATGCAATGGCAGCATCACAAACAGCTTCTTTTGAGAAACAACTTATAAATATGCATTCGATTATGGTTGGTTCTGGTGGAACCATTGATCAAATGTGGAATATGGGTGAGGTTGCCGTTGGACTCTCTATGAAGTTCAATAAAAGTGCCGACGAGATAGCAGGTGGTCTTTATCACTTGGCGTCTGCTGGTTTAACTTATGAACAAATTCTTCAAGTTATTCAACCTACTCTTGAACTCGCTGTTGCTACTCAGGGTGATTATGTTAAGATTGCTAAGGACGTTGTTCAAGTTATCAAAGGTTTCAACATGGAGATGACCGATGCTAATCACGTTGCTGACGTAATGGCATGGACCATTCAGCATTCGCTTGTTACTTGGGATAAGCTTGGTGAGGGTATCAAGTTTGCTATGCCTTGGTTCACAGCTGCTGGGTTAACATTTGAAGAACTTTCTGCTGCTGTGGGTTTACTCACCGACCGCGCTCTCGAAGCAGGGATTGGGGGCAGAGGTTTAAGACAGTCTTTGGCTATGTTAATTCGTTCTGTAGTCGAAGACAAGAAGAAGTTCGATGAACTTGGGATTTCTGTTGTTGATGCCACTGGGAATATCAAACCACTCCTTGATATTCTTAAACAATTCAAGGCGGCATTTCCGGAGATGAATGTTGAAGCTATATCCGTACTTATGGATACATTGGGCATTCGTGGTGCTACTGCTTTCTCGCACATGGTTTCAGGCATCGATGAGTATGAGAGAAAATTGCAAGGCGTACAGACTGCTGTTGGTACTACAACTGAAATTGCTACCGAACAGATGAAGTCGGCCGCTGCACAGATGACAATTCTCAAGAATGAACTTCTCGCACCATTTAAAACCCAAAAATTTGCTGATCAGATTGGTATACTTATAGAACGAATCGCGCCACTTATAAGAGAAATAACACCAATGGTTGCAGCCTTCATTTTTCAGGCAGGAAAAATGCTCGACGTTTTTCTTGGCGGTGCTGCTCCTTGGATGAACACTTTTAAAGTCATGCTTACAATGGTGCGCTCATTCGTTTCGATCTTGATGGCTGGCAATGGTGCAATGTTTAAATTTGCACACTTGATGCTTCTTGTAACAAAAGTTGGTCGTCTTAACAATGCTGTGATGGGTCTTTCAGCATTTTATATGAATGCTGAAACATTAGCACTCTTAGATCAAGAAAAAGTGCGACTCAAGAATCTAGCACTCAAATACAAAGACAATGTAACATCACAGGCTGCCGTTGGTATTCGTCAGGAAGCAATAACTTCTGAAATAATGCTGGCCCAGGCACAAAGAACACGGGCAATCGCACAAGCTGGCTTGAATATGGCAATGTCTCTCGGCGTAGCAGCATTGTGGGCATATGCCGAAGGCGAAAGAGTAATCGGGACTGCGATTGCATTTGTAACCGCAGCAGTAGCCGCATATACAGTTGTGATGGCTATTAACAATGCAATGAAGACGGGTCTGCATCCACTTGCTGCTGTAGCTATAGGGGGTGTTGTGGCTGCCTCAATATTCGGCCTCCTTTCATACGTAGGTGCTGGAATGGCACGTGAGCGCGAAAAAATGGATGTGGAAATGGCCGAAATGGAAGCATCGATGGCTCAGTCAAAAGCTGCTGCCGCGTCAACACAAGTTGGTGGTGGATTAGGTGGTGGCGGCTCTCTTGCATCGTCGCAGATGGCACAAGATGGTGGTTATGTTGAGCGTGAAGGGTTTGCTTACATACACAAGGGTGAGACTGTTATTCCCGAAGATGGCGGAGCTGGGATTTATGTTAGTATCGATCTCAGAAATAGCGTTGTCACAAACGATGCCGCCAAAACATTGGCGAAAGAAGTCAAGAGGCAATTCACAAATGAACTGCGAAGTATTAGGAGATTGAGGTGAGCATATGGCTGTTGATTTTGAATTTAAGACAGTAAGCGATTTTAATAGTGGCGTATATAATAATATGATAACCGCTGGCGAGTATCTCAAGGCACCCTATGCAGATATTTTGGCAAATGAACTCGATGGAACGCCCACTCTTAGACACTGGTTCACAAGTGCTGTCTATTACGATTATTGGTGGTTAGAAGTTTTTCAGGATGTTGGCAAAAATGCTGTTGTTGCCCAAACATTCACAAACAATGCATTGACACCATGGAGTTCGATAAATTATATAAGAAAAGTACGCGTTTGGCCATCTTACATTTCATATGGAGGCGGCATTCCCAAAATGCGATGTCACTTATACACAACTCTCAATTATTACGGTCAAATTGTACCGGATCAAAAAATAATGTCGAGCGATCCAGTTTCCGTTCCTATTGGGACAACTGTCTTGGAATTTGACTTCAATGAGCGATTATTTCTTCAAAATATTCCCACTAATATCTATGCTCTTGTATTTGAATGGTATGAAGCTGGTTGGGCCCGTTGTCGATTCAATTCATATCTTAGTGGCACCTCGTATCCTTATGGTGGTTCATTGCATACATCTATTGGTGATTTCTGGCAAGAAGGGGATCCACACAGTGTGTGGACATCAACACCTTGGGATGACTTTAAATTTGAGATTCTTGGCGAAGATATGATAGAATACAGCGAATGGACGAGCCCCGAAATTCATAAATTTGCTTCTGGCGTGGATGAAATTGAACTCGATGTATATCATGAAAATGTTGCAACGCCGAACTATATTTCCTATGTTCAGCTTCTCGACCCTACGACCCTTGCAGTATTGGCAACTTATACAACTCCAATTACTACAGAATCCAAAGTTCTGGTTCCATCTGATTTTTCGCCGAGTTTGACTTTAATCAATCAACGCTTCAAACTTAAGATTCAACAGCGTGCTCAAAATCCAATTAGATTCTTTGGAACTGATGAAATAATTATTCGTGGTGCTGATTGGGACCAACGTATAACAACCACAGACGAATTTGGCATTTTCAATGGTGCTCTCTGGACAGATAATAGTGTCATTGATTATGATAGCAATCCTTTAAGGCTGGACTCAGGTTATGGCGGTTTCGATAGTTTTGCTCCATACTGGGGTTCGTGGAGTGATTTGCAAACACACACACCAATTACGATGAATAGTGCTTTTGTGGGAGAGACACCTTTTGTTGCTGTGAATCAATATCAAGCTCAGGTAATTGATGTATTTACTTTGGATATCCCCGAGGATTATACATGGTATTATATCTATGGTATACAGATTTATATTCGAGATTTTGTAAATATTGCTCCTCCTGTACCATTAAAAGTTGGTCTTTATCGAGTCCTTCCTACTATTTTGCCATTGGATACCGGATTGGATCCCACCCACTTGATTGCTGAAGGTACCACTTTTTGCTATAATCAGTTTACACCAGAGGGATTTATACTTAATAAGATGGTTTATCTTCAAAAAGGAGAGCAGCTTGTAATAGTTGTCAGTCCTGTACAACCAATCAACTTTAGTCAAGGTGTTAATATAGGAGTGAGTACAGGAGATACTTTTCCAGGACAGCGTTACGATGGCAGGGATTTTACTGGTTGGGATCCTCAAGTTGGTGATATGTGGTTCAAATTATGTGGTGAGAGAATTCACAGTTCACTTCAGCAGCTTCTCCCAGAATTGGAACTTCCAGGTGGTTACGTAATCGATCATGTTGAATATGATGTAGCAAGAGCGGGTTCATTTACCGATGGCGGTGGGAATACGATTGTTAGAAGTATTAGGGACAATCAAGTTTCAGACAAAGATAAGGGCGTCCTTGTTGCTCGCTATTTCCCTAGCAGTACCGCTCCTGAAATATTAACGAATGGAACCCATAGTTTCACACTTGAGACATTCCCCGAACACATTGATACATTCCAAAGAGATACAAATTGGCAATACTGGGTTAGAACAGCAAATCATGTAACTGTATGGGGTAGTGGCGACACAAATAATGAGTTCGGCCCAGCCGTTGATGAATTCAGAGCGTATTGGAGATTCGAAGCGCCACAAGTTTCATCCGTAACGATTTCGGAAGGAGAGATTGATGTAAAAAAGAATACAGTCCCGCATTTCCTTTTCACAAAAGCTATGAATCAAGCAAGTGTGGAGGCCGAATTTAGTATCACCCCACCGATTGCAGGGACTTTCCAATGGGATGACGATTTTAATTTAAAGTACATATTAACGCCGGGAACGTATTTTCTACCAAC